ATGAAAAAACATGCTATTGCAGTAATGATGATCGCCGTATTTTCTGAGTCGGTTTATGCGGAGTCTACCTTATTTATTCCTGACGTCTCTCCTGATAGCGTCACGACATCCCTTTCTGTGGGGGTGTTAAATGGTAAATCCAGGGAGCTGGTTTATGACACCGACACCGGGCGGAAGCTGAGTCAACTGGACTGGAAAATAAAAAATGTCGCCACGTTGCAGGGGGATTTATCATGGAAACCCTATTCGTTCATGACGCTGGACGCCCGCGGCTGGACGTCTTTGGCGTCGGGATCGGGTCATATGGTTGACCATGACTGGATGAGCAGTGAGCAGCCAGGCTGGACCGATCGTTCAATTCATCCGGACACCAGCGCCAACTATGCTAATGAATACGATTTGAATGTGAAAGGTTGGTTATTGCAGGGCGATAACTACAAGGCGGGCGTGACAGCGGGCTATCAGGAAACCCGTTTTAGCTGGACGGCAAGAGGCGGGTCTTATATTTATGATAATGGTCGGTATATTGGTAACTTTCCTCATGGCGTGCGCGGCATAGGTTATAGCCAGCGTTTCGAAATGCCCTATATCGGGCTGGCGGGTGATTATCGTATTAATGACTTTGAGTGTAATGTACTGTTTAAATACAGCGACTGGGTAAATGCGCATGATAATGACGAACACTACATGCGCAAACTTACCTTCCGTGAAAAAACGGAAAATTCACGATATTATGGCGCTTCTATTGACGCCGGATATTATATTACCAGTAATGCAAAAATCTTTGCTGAGTTTGCTTACAGTAAATATGAAGAAGGTAAGGGCGGTACGCAAATCATAGATAAAACCAGCGGTGATACGGCGTATTTTGGTGGCGATGCCGCAGGTATAGCTAATAATAACTATACGGTTACCGCGGGGTTGCAGTACCGCTTCTAGACCACATCGGGATGTCATCGGTCATAACCGGCCGATGACGACTTTTTGCTGAACGTATGGCATGTCCGGTGATATTGCATAGGGGCAATAAAAGCAACATGAAAGGGGAACCGCTCGAAAGGTTATGCAGCAAGAAGAGAATGTCCTGGGTATCAATGGTGTCCCCTGCAGACACCTAATGAATGTCGTAAGTGCAGGGGATTTATGATGAATTACAGAAGTGAAGAATTTTATGCCCGCATTTATGCCCACAAAGGCAATTCATGAGACATTTTGAAGGGGTGAGAAGTGGCTGCGTTTCCAGTTTTGATAGTCGGCATAAACCCACCTGGATGCGCTGCCGATTTTGTGCGGGGAAGGCAATTTACCTTTCTTGATTTCTGAGTAAATGAACGTTTTACCCATGCCAGAATCCTCCATCATGAACTTCAAGTCAACAAGCGAGTCATCGCGTAATTCGCGCATAGGTTTTATCTCCGGTTTGGGAATCGAACTTGGAGGGAAGGGATATCTTGAGAAATGCACAGGCCTCATCGAGTGTGAGACTGTGTGATTCCATGGTTACTCCTGGTCAGAAAGAAGCTCTTTTATCCATTTATATGTTTTTGGTGCTCGCTTATCTGGCCTCTTAAGCTCAAGCTTAAGCAGAGCAATAAGTGAATCCCACTCACGTAAAATCGGAGAAAACCGCTTTACCTTTTTCGCTATGAGCGGAAAGCTATCTTTAATTTCAGGTATTTCATCTACGAGCATCATGCATCTTCGCAAATCGGCAGGGTCTCTTGGTGCGTCAAACCGTCCGTGGTAGAAGTTCTTTTCCAGCCCAAGAGCAATAGAAGCCATAGTTGCGCTACTTATGCCAACGTGGCCTTTCGTTTGCCACTTCAATACCTTCATTGCTAAATCAGACATCATTCACTCCATAAAACAAAACCCGCCGTAGCGAGTTCAGATAAAAGAAATCCCCGCGAGTGCGAGGATGTTATTGCTGCGGTGATGCCGGCAGTGGAGGCAACATCATCCATAGATACACTTCATCAAGTCCGAATGATGTTCCATCATGCAGGTCTAGCCAGTCGTCAATAACTTGCCCGGCTACGTATTCACCATGCTTTGACACTGCTGAAATGTAAGCACCTTGCTCAGGCATCCGCTCACTACAGCTTATCCAACCGCCCGGACTTACCGGAGAGTTCCCATTCACATCGAAATTTGGCTTTGCGTCCTGAACCAGAAGGATGTAACCGTTCTTGGCTGTGTCCAGTTCTGATACCCAGGTGACAGTACCGAAATAGCGATTTCCGGCATCAGCATCACAAGTGCTGACATCAATGGACACCTCCATGCCTTCGATTAATTCTGGCAACTTGTAAGTTTGGCTTACAAGTTCGGCTTCCAGTTCTGCTATGCGCTTCTCTGCGGCTTCCAACTTCTTGTAGAGAGCATCCCAGCTTGTTGAGTTATCAAGAACCAGCTTTGTAACTCGCTCTTCGCGTGATTTGTAATGCTCCAGTTCATCCAGCAGCGCCAGCATTCGCTCAGCGATAGCCACTTCGTCAGGGAATTCTTTTTCCCATGCCTCATTCAGCAATTTGCAGCTGACAGGATTCATACTGAATCGCTCAACCATGAGGGATGCCAGTTCTTTGTTTTTGCTGTTACTGCCTGTTTGTCGATGTTGCTCATTGGGCTGGCCCTCGCATTTGTGATTTTCTGGATCATCGGCTTTGAAATAACCGCCGCAGATTTTGCAGGGTATCGTCGGCACTTCGTCGTAATTTGAGGTTCCCGTAATCATGACTGCACTCCTTTGCGAATTTGGTCCGCCCATTCTTCTATCGCCTTCTCCGCGTATTCACCTGACAAACCGTCATCCGTGGGTAGTGGGTCATTGGCTAAATCCTCTTTCGCCGATAAAATCATGCGTGTCACGTCGAGAACTACTGATACAGGTTTATCGAGGAATCCGTGATTGAATGCGGCGGCGAGGAGGCTGGCGGCATAGTTGATACCCTCGTTACGAGCACTTGCTCGCACTTCAGCCAGAAAGGCGTCTGTCGCCGGGGTCTCAGTGAAATCGTCTACCCACGTATCGCCAACGTCCTCGCACTCGCGACGACAATATTCGTTGAATTCGACCTCTGATTTTTTCAGTGCCGCATTCTCCGAAGCCAGCGCCGAAAAGTTCTCGTGTGCCAACTTAACAACTGCATCAGCCTGCTTAAGTGACTCCATTGCTTTATCGTTATCCGCCGCCAACGCCGCGTATTTATCCTCAAGCTCCGCATAATCACTATGACGCACCATGTCAGTACAGAATGATTCTCCTGTTATTGGTGGTGATAACTGGTCACTGACAATCGTGTATATTTTCACTTCTTTCATTTCTTCCCACTCCGCAACATTGCATTCAGATATTTGTTTTCATTAACTGATGGAAAACTCTTTCTCGCCAGCATTTCTTCGCGTGGAATATCGTTGATGGGCTTGAATCGGTGTCGAATAATCATTTCCGATGGAAGGATTCCGGGGTCGTAGGACAAACCTCTCATGATGAGTTCCTCAGTTATTGCTGATAGCGCCGTAACGCGAACGGTAATCACGAAGGCGCGGGTCTGTTTCAATGAATTTGGTGTAAGTGGCTTTGCGGAATGGTCGGATGGATGTCTGGTAAATTCGCTCGCGTTCTTCTTTCTCTGCAAGCCATATACAGTGGCGAAATTCCTTTTCCTCTTTCGTTTCCTGCGGTAGCGACATTATCAGGTCGTAGTTCTTTCTGAATTTTTCCAGCACCTCCGATACGGAATTGCCGGAACAGCGGAGAGGATTGTTACAGTCAAACAATGGTTTTGGCATAATAATATGATATCCATTATACAATGTTTGTGGCTTTTTTGTATTTGCTATGTTTTTATGGCGTTGATTATAAGTGTTTCCATATTTTCTTGTTTTTAATTAAACCAACATGTGTGTGACTTATATTGTATTCTTTAGCAATGATTCTGTTTGATCTGATATCTCTACGTATATCAAAAATCTTATCATTAGTTAGTTTTGAGTTCCCGTTCTGTTCTCCTGTTTGATATTTTGCACGTCCCTTATGCCGCATATCTGCATTGTTGTCAGAAAATGTACCTACTGCTAGATGCTCTGGATTTACGCAAGATGTGTTGTCACACAAATGAATAACAACCTTTCCTTCTGGAATTATTCCTTTACTAAACTCATATGATAATCTGTGAGCCTTAACTACTTTTCCATTAACGCTTATTCTTCCGTATCCTCTGCAGCTCTTCCCAGCCATCCAAATATGGCACTCAGTTTCCATATTTTCAGGTACATACCCTGAATTAATGTCAACCTTTGCTAAAAACCTATTCTTTAATTCATGAAGATAATTATGTGATAAATTTTCAATCATTTTAATTAACCACTAATATTTCAATAATCTATATCAAGATGGTGGATGTGTTGCCACGATTATTAAAAGGGGATCTCATCGTCGAAGTTCATAGGAGGTTCGTTGTGATTTCCATGCTGCTGAGGTTGCTGTCTTTGTTGCTGACCGTTATTTCTCTGAGGTGAAGACTGTTCATTGCCTCCTTGCTTGCCACCAAGCATTTGCATGGTTCCACCAACGCCAACGATGACTTCGGTAGTGAACCGATCCTGTCTGCTTTGATCCTGCCATTTTCTTGTCCGCAATTTGCCTTCAAGATAAACCTCAGAACCTTTTCGCAGATACTCGCTGGCAATTTCTGCCAGTTTCCCGCTCATTACCACACGGTGCCACTCCGTCTGCTCCTTTTGCTCTCCAGTTTGCTTATCACGCCATTGTTCTGACGTAGCAACTGTAAGGTTTGCAAATGCCGTTCCTGATGGTGAATATCTGATTTCTGGATCATGCCCAAGGCGACCAATAATGATCACCTTATTTACGCCTCTGCTTGCCATTTATGCCGCCTGTTTAAGTTCGTTAACTCTAATGTTCATTACCTGAACGCATCTTGTCTGCGCATCATCGTGACCAGCCAATAATTGCCAGTCATGCTGGTATCTCTCAATTAGTTTTTTCTTGTCCGTTTCTGTTGCTGCATAATCGCTGAAGTCTTTCAGGATTTGTTCGCAGTCAACCGATGGAGATTTCTGGTTGGTATTTTCTGGTGATGGTTGATTGCATGATGCTGGCATGGCCCAGTCCGGCAGCGATGGAGGGAGCCAGTAAAATCCTGTTCCATCCTTCAGTTTGGCCCTGTGCCATCCTTGTTTCTTATCACTGGATATCTGCGCAAAACCTTCCTCAAGGTTATACAGATAACGACCGATTCCCCACTGAACGGCAGCACGCTTCATTGCGCCGGAGCGACCACCTTTGACGGCTTCTACCTGTGTGTTTTCAGCAGCATCCCATTTAGTTACCCATTCGGAATCAATCTTGATTGATATGCCGCATTCAACGCCACCGTTGTTGGGAATATCGCGGTATTCATTGCGCCATCCTGCTTTGCCGCAAACATCGTCCAGGCGTTTCATGATTGCCCTGTTCGTGACATAAGCCAGCACCATAGCCCACACTTTGCCATCGCGTGTTTTACCGCTTTGCTGTATTCGCCACTCAATATCTTCAGCTGCGAACGGTTCATCTAACAGATCCAGATTCATGAGTAATACCCCGCAAATTCATCCCAGCTAATAACCGGATTCTGCCGTTCTGCGGCTAAGTTAATTTGCTGCTCCACTTCCTCATCAATTTCAGGAGAAATGAGAGCAATAAATTCTTCATCATCAAAATCATGCAACATGACTCGCCTCCCATTCTTCGTCCTGCCACTTATCCCAACCAAGAGCTATTCCGGCAGCCCATGTATACGCATCAGACAATCCCTGTTTTGTATCCGGAAATACTTTCTCATATAGCTTGTTGAACTCCCTGTTTCCTTGCTGAACAATAATTGTTCCGTTAACAGGCGTAATGGTCATAGCGTGGCACTCCTGGCTGATTAAGAATTTCACCGAGACGTTTCCATCCGGCCCGTAATTTTCTGGTGATACGCTCTAAAAGTGATTCATTAAGTTGGGCGATACCCATGACGGCACCGCCCGCGATAGCAAATGTCATCGTGGGATTCTCCATTTTTATTTATTGGCATAGCTAAAACGCCTCGATATGAAGCGCTGTGGATATGCGATAAAACAGCCGCACTCAGACGGCGGCTGTTGTTTCTTCTTTCAGGCTTTCGATATATTCACGCGGGTCGTCGTAACACTGGCATTCGCTATACCAATCCACCCAGCGATCCGTAAACTCCATTTCTTCCAAATCCTGGTCAGTAAGGCTCTCATCCCACATCTCAAGGCCGTTAGCGTTGCAGTAATCAGGTTTGATGTTGTTGTCATACTGAAATGCGTCATAATCAGCCAGTGCATCCATCACTCGCACACCCTCTTCAACACTTGCTACTTCTACAATGAATGGCTTCATAGGAACTTGCGGGATATGCCAGACACGTAATTTCATATTTCCTCCAGGTAAAAAGAATGCCGCCCATATAGAGCGGCAAATAACATCAAGGGATGATTTTTCGATTAACCAGAACGAGTCGTCGTCCTCGTTTGGTTACGAGCGATATTGCTCACATAGCAGACTCGTAAATCTGCTATAGGTACTTATTCGCATCGCATGACAACATCAAATTTTTCGAGATTACTTTGTCGCAACAATCCTTCTTCGACGCGGTCAGCTTTTCTATAATTATCAAATTCGAAATGTTTAATTACTTCTTTCGTTTTTCGCTCTATAACTTCAACGATGTATTTCTTATTCATCACTCCTCCCCAAGAGCCTTGCTGATGGCTGCGCGAGCTTTATTGATTACCCCGTACCACTCCGGATAAGTCACATTGCGTCCTTCTGCCATCGCTTTTTCAGCCAATTGAAGAGCCTCGAGCAAATCGGGAGCTGCTGCTATCAAGTGTGCATTGGCCTCACATTCAGCTACGCGATTTTCGTCATGGGTCATGATAAAACCAAGCTGCAACCCAGCTCTATCTTGCCTGCAAATGCGTACATCCTTTCCGCTCCAAGGACCTGGCGTACCTTTAAACTTTTTCATATTCACCTCTGTGTCTCGCTGCCAAAAATACGCTTACTCAGTTACTTCATACGCATATTCTTTACTTGTTAAATGATATTTTCTGAAAAATATCCTTCTGGCCTCTATTGCATCATCAATGTTTTTGAAATACCCAAGATGCTTTTGCTTTCTATTGATCTGGCCAGTGGCTCTCCACTTTTCTCTTTTAATATCCCAATTAACTCCAGATGTTCCAGATTTATTATCTAACCTAATGGATTTGTTTAGATTGTTTTCAGCAACTGAAATATCTCTTAGATTAGAGAATCTATTGTCATCCCTGACTCTGTTTATGTGATCAATTACGCCATTAGGAAACATACCAGTAACGAATAACCATGCCAGCCTGTTTGCTTGTAGCTTTTTCCCATCAATTGTTATCTCTCGATAACCGTGATGATTGACAGAACCAGCGACATCACCAGCCAATGCTGTTCCTTTAGATTTATTCCACCGGAAAACTCCTGTAGAAGGCTCATACTCAAGAATCTTCGATAAATCTGCTGAATTCATGTTGTTATTCCTTAAATTTTGGCAATAAAAAAGGCCGCATTGCGACCTGATTAGATATTTGAAGTGAGATAAAAGAAGGCCAACTATGTAGACTTTAGTTTTTCCAGCTCTCTTGCAATCATTGCCGTGGTTCTGATTGCCCATTTATCGACAATCTTTCCATCTACTCTCACCAGAGCCATTTCCTCGGGCTTCACCATGCATTCAGCATCAAGCTTGCAGCCTTTGCATTTCACAAAACGACTACACCATTGGTTGGTATCAATAGTCGTAGTCATATGGATAGTCCTGGTATTGATTCATCACGTCCTGAGGGTGCTCATCGAATTCTTCAAATTCTTCTTCCATATCTCACCTCAAATAGTGGATTGCGGTAGTAAAGATTGTGCCTGTCTTTTAACCACGTCAGGCTCGGTGGTTCTCGTGTACCCCTACAGCGAGAAATCGGATAAACTCTATTCACCCCTACAGAAAGCAAAAAGAGAATCGCCGATGAACAACTCATGGTGGCAGGAACTAATGCATTTTTTCCTGCAAGGAATGACACTTAAACAATTGATTCATATGCTCATCATCCTGATTTTACTGATTGTCGTTATGCCGGTAAGTGTGAAAGAATGGGTAAACCTGCATAATCCAGAAATCCTTCCTCATTACTGGATGTATTACATCCTGCTGTTCTGTGTTAGCTATGTGCTGAACGGTGTTTTTAATTCCGTTTATCACGCTGTTACTGAAAGAATTGAGGCATTAACTGCTCAGCGGCGTAAGGTCAGAGAAGAAAAAGTCGTCCGGGATTTGTTTGATTCGTTAACTCCTGGCGAAAGAGCGTATTTGGCTTTCGCCGTAGCCGCCAATAATCAGCTAAAGACGGAAAAAGGAAGCCCTGAATCAATTTCTTTGCTCGAAAAAGGACTTATCACTCGCTTGCCTTCTGTTATTGGATATCCTGATATTGACCGTTTTGTTATCCCGGAAAAGTATTTTAATGAGTGCTACATGAGATTTGCCGGGAAGTCAGACATTCTTATGAATGAACTTATCGCACAGGACGAGCAGGCCAAAAAAATAACGACTTAACCGACAAATGTTTTACCTCGCTGTTATTTGTTTGCTCTTACGATGACCAGCCGCGTAAAGTGCTACGTCTGGCAAACATACACCGGTTTCTGGTGGCTTATGTCCAAACTCATTTGCGTACACAATTGCTGCCCGCTCCAGATTGCGTCTGTATTCTTCCAGTTGCCAGAATGCATCTTTCGCCATGAACTGAAGTGATTTTGCGTCTTCAATGCGTTTTGGCGTTTCGTGTTTTCCTTTGGCCTGAATCTGCGCACGGCTAAGAGTAGGACGATGCAATACTTCTGAGCTTGCCGTTACCGCATTCTGAAGCGCTGCACGGCGTTCACGACGCCGACCTGATGCTGAGCCATTGAAAGCTGTTCTGCGTGTCATAGTGACCTCCTGATGAACTTTGGTGATTGCTGCTGGATGCCACCCAGTGCTGGCCTCAATGACGATGGCTACGTCTCCTTTCAGCTTTTCAGCAATCCCAAAGCTCACTTTGGTTATCAGGCTTTTCAGCCTCGTAGATTCATCTCTGAATCGTTGTATGTTCACCGTCCTGGTGAGTAGCGCTCCGTGTTGATGGCTTTATATTCACGCATTGTGATTTAACTGTCAATCACGAAATGTGTATAAAATAAGATATACACGATATGTGTATGAATTGAATGCAGATTTATTTTTTTAAAATCTTCATGCGATACTGCTTCGAGTGAAAAATGAACGAGGGATTGGTATGAAAAGCGAAGATGAATTCTTTGCGGAGCTTCGCCCGCAGGTGATTGAGATACTTGGCACGGCTGTTATGCAGGTACTGGTAGAGCAGCGCGAACCGTCAAGAGAGGCGCTGATAGAGATGATTCAGGTGCTATGGCAGGAAGATGATGTGGACTTGGCTGTAGAGCTGGCTATTGATGTGCTTAGCTTGCCGAAAGAGTAGTGAAAAATGGATCTCGGTAGAACCTGCATCATTACTGGGTTTGCTGGGTAATTTATGGGCAAAAAAGCCCTAAAATGAATCCAGCGAATTGGCAAAGAAAACCCGGCGCGGTGGCCGGGTTATGGATATCATTTTGCGTCGACTATAAAGAGCCTATTAATCTGCCCTTTCTTTACGGTTGCTTTTGCGGTAATCGTAAAGATTGAAGATACGTCTCCCTTGGTGGAAATGTAGGCACTCAGAGCATTGAGATAAGGATTATTCTTCTTGCTTGCGGCGGGGTCACTAATATCAGATGTAATTCTCTTCTTGGATTCGTCACCATCTAAAATTATTTTTGCCGTCATATTTTGAGCATCAAACTCAGTAAGATAAGCTCGGTACTCCCTGAGACCAAGAACCTCATCATCGTCAAGCTTGTCGATTTGAGCCTTGTCTTGCTCATTCACTTTAACTAGGCAACCATCAATGTTGGTAGCAATGCTTATCTGATCGCATGTATTGCCTATAGGAGAAACAGCCTGCCTAACTGATGGGCGTAACTCTACAGCCATCTTATCAATCACTGAGATCAATTTATCGATGGTTCCTGCATCCTTGTTTCCTAGCGACTCAATGGCTTTTTCAAGAACCTGCTGTAGAGCTTTCATTTCATCTTTCTTGTTGGAGTTTCTCGCAAAAATGTACTGAAGTATTGCACCCAGTATAGTTGCAGCGATCCCCGAGAACAACTGGTTCTGGGTAACAAAGTTAAGGACAGCATCAAGAGTAAAACAGTTTGCTCTTGCCTCTCTGGCGTAAACCTTAACTTCTTGATATGTAACTAGTTTGCTGTACTTTTGTGTTGCTGAAAAAGATGCGGCAGTAGAGAGAACCTTAGAGAAACCCTTAAGCGACTCACCAAGACAATTCAAGTCTATCTCATGGTTTAAAGCATCCTTACCGTCATACCTCAATGATATTTTTATGTCCTGCAAAACACCGTCTTCCATAACCATGCCTCTAATTATTTATGTCTATCACCCAATCACTCAGTTCATCAGCTCACTGCACTATCACCCAAACGTCTCGTCAGGCCACTGGCTGGCTACTACCTTGCCAACAACTCGACAGTTCTCATTGCACGGCATCATCGGGAACTGTGGGTTAAGAGGCTGTAAATACACCTGCCCGCTATCCTTGATCAGTCTCTTGAAGGTGAATTCATCACCATCTAACCGCGCAATGCAGAAATCACCCGGATCAACAGGTTCCTCAGGGTCAACCAAGATAAGCATTCCCTCAGGGAAGCTTGGGCGCGAACCGGCAGGAGCTGTCATTGAGTGACCATCTACCTCTAGCCAGAAAGCAGCATCGCTGGCTTTCTTGGTAGTACTTACCCATCCCTCCGCGTCTCGCTGAGTAAATGTTCTTAGCTCAGGAGAGAACATTCCAGCCTGTACATGTGAGAAAACAGGATAATTGTATTCCCTGAATATCGCGCCAGTTGAATCCCCAAACAGAATTTGTGATGGGGGAACCCCCAATACCTGCCCGAGCGTCAAAGCATCGTCAGCACTGACCTTCCTGGTTCCAAGTTCATAATTACCCAGGCGAGACGGAGCCGCCCAGCCGCAAAGCTTAGCGAGTTGAGCTTGGCTTAAGCCCTTAGCCTCTCTAAGGGACTTAATCCTTTCCCCGATAATTTCATGCATCGTTTTCATTCCAAAATGATATCACGTGCTGTGATTGAGTTATCTACACGTTTCGTCATTGACTTCCAATCACATATTGTGAATAATGAAGTTATGGACCGTAAGGAGGAAGCAATGAACAACATTGCAAAGCAGCGAAAAGAAATTGGAGTTTCACAGGCTGCGCTTGCTTCGGCAATTGGTTGGGGTCAATCGCGTATCGCTAACTATGAGCTGAACATTCGCACCCCAAGCCTGAGCGACTGTCGCTCAATTGTAGAAGGATTAAAGAAGTTAGGTTGTAAATGCTCTTTGGATGATGTCTTCCCTCCATCTGAAAGTAAAGCCGCCTAAGTAGTAACACCCCACAACGGACATTCGTCCTACGTCGCTGAAAAGCGAAATCCAGATAACAAATCAACCACAGGTTTATGCGCCAGTGCGCATAGCCACAACTAACTATTAACTACAGGAATGTTCACATATGGAACTCACAAGCACTCGCAAGAAAGCCAACGCAATTACCAGCAGCATCCTTAACCGGATAGCTATTCGTGGTCAGCGGAAAGTCGCTGATGCGTTAGGCATTAACGAATCCCAAATTTCACGATGGAAAGGCGATTTCATTCCGAAGATTGGGATGTTATTGGCGGTTCTGGAGTGGGGTGTCGAGGATGAGGAGTTGGCAGAACTGGCAAAGAAAGTTGCGCATCTGCTGACAAAAGAAAAAGCCCCGAAGAACGGCGAATTCTTCGAGGCCTGATGTAGAAAGACTGGATCAATCCACAGGAGTAATTATGCCAAAACAACTCAGTCCTGACCAGGACAAAATTCACAAACACATACTACGTGATCGCTTCCTGTCCAGCTTCAAGCAGCCTGGCCGATTCCGGGCTGAGTTGGAAAAGGTGAAGCTGATGCAGAAGGAGAAAGGTCATGAGTAACATATCCAATCTAGCCGAAGCCAGAGAGGCCAGAAGGCTCCAGAAGCCGCGTACAAATGGCGGTAAGGGGTTTGCCTTGATTCACCGCCAATTCATGGATAGCAAGCTATACAAGGATTCTCAGGCTGTGCATCTTTTCCTGCATCTGATACTGAAAGCCAATCACTCTCCGGCAGTCGTAAATACCGACATTGGTGAGATGTTGGTTGAGCGAGGACAGCTAATTACCGGACGGCCAAAACTGGTAAGTGAAACATTCATCCCGGATAACAAAGTAAAAAGTTTGCTTCGTTCTTTTGAAGGGAATGGAATGATTCGTATCGAGTCGAAAGGGAGAAAATTCAGCCTGATAACAGTGTTGAAATATGATGATTTTCAGGCTCCAAATTGTCCAACGGATGTCCAACGGATGTCCAACGCAAACACCAGTAATGACGCGGCTCACAGCAAATGTTGTCCAACGGATGTCCAACGATTGTCCATAAACAATAATATAAATAATATCTCTAATACTAACGTATTAGAGAGTACCGCAGCAGACGAAAATCCTGACAAGAAAAAATCGGCTCTCAGTTGTCAGGATGTTGTCGATGCTTACCACGAATTACTTCCTGAAGCTTCCAGGGTTCGCGCACTGAATGACAAACGTAAAAACCAGATCCGAACTTTCTGGCGAAAAGCCGGAGTGATAACCCGCCAGCTTGATGGTCATGGGTTCACGATGCAGGACTGGAGAAATTATTTGAGTTACGTAGGCGAAAATTGCCGATGGATGTTCGAAGAGCGTCAAAACCATCAACGCGGAACCGTCTGGCACAAAAAGGGATTTGATTTCCTGCTTAACGATAATACCTACCTGAAAGTTCGTGAGGGTGAACACGATGACCGATAATTTTTACGCGCCGCCACATAGCATCGAGGCGGAGCAGGCGGTGATTGGTGGATTGCTTCTGGATGATGACAGCAGTGAGCGCGTCCAGAAAGTTCTGGCGATGCTGAAGCCTGATTCATTTTACAGCCGACCACACAAAATCCTTTTCGAAGAAATAACCAGAATGCACCGGGAGCAAAAGCCAGTAGATGGTCTGACGCTTTTCGATGAACTGGAGCGCAAATCGTTAACGGTTTCTGTTGGTGGTTTTGCTTATATCGCTGAGATCGCAAAGAACACGCCAAGCGCAGCAAACATCGTTGCCTATGCAATGCAGGTTCGCGAAACCGCAATGGAACGCTACGCCATCAACCGCATGACTGAAGCGACGGAATTGCTCTATTCCCGAAACGGAATGACTGCAACGCAGAAGTACGAAGCTATTCAGGCGATTTTCACGCAACTGACAGACCATGCAAAAACCGGATCGCGTCGCGGCCTTCGCTCATTTGGTGAGGTCATGGAGGACTGGGTTGGTGACCTTGAGAAGCGATTTGACCCGTCAGGCGAACAACGAGGAATGAGCACAGGGATCCCATCGCTGGACAGGATGCTGTCACCGAAAGGTCTGGTGAAAGGCTCTCTGTTCGTCATTGGCGCTCGCCCTAAGATGGGGAAAACGACGCTATACAGCCAGATGGCAATCAACTGCGCAGTGCATGAGAAAAAGGCTGCCCTGATGTTCAGCCTTGAAATGCCAGGTGACCAGATACTGGAAAAACTGGTAGGGCAGAAGTCAGGTGTTAACCCGAATATTTTTTACCTTCCGGCGACAAATGACGCTGATGACGGCTATCAGGGTGATTACGATGGTGACTTCAACAGGGCGATCGAAACAGCCAATCGCTTGAGTGAAATCGACCTGCTTTACATCGACGACACGCCGGGATTATCTCTGGCTCAAATCGTCAGCGAAAGCCGTCGAATCAAGCGAGAAAAGGGATGTGTTGGCATGATTCTGGTCGATTACCTGACACTAATGACCGCTGAAAAGGCCGATCGTAACGACCTCGCTTACGGCATGATTACTAAGGGACTGAAGAACCTTGCCAAAGAGCTTGATTGCGTTGTTGTGCTTCTGACGCAGCTTAACCGCGCACTGGAAAGCCGAACTAATAAACGCCCATTACCAAGCGACTCCCGAGATACAGGGCAGATTGAACAGGATTGCGATTATTGGGTTGGTATCCATCGTGAAGGTGCTTTTGATGACAGCGTTCCGCCTGGTGAAACCGAACTAATCCTTCGTCTAAATCGCCATGGAAATACCGGCACGGTGTATTGCATTCAGGCAAATGGCGCTATTTATGACACAGACCAACAGTCTGCTGAAATGCGCCGCCGTGAACGCGAGGAACCGCAGTCCAAGAAGAAAGGAGGATTCTGATGACCATCTACATCACTGAGCTTGTAACAGGCCTGCTGGTAATCGCAGGCCTTTTTATTTGGGGGAGCGGGAAGACATGAAAAAACTAACCTTTGAAATTCGATCTCCAGCACATCAGCAAAATGCCATTCACGCAGTACAGCAAATCCTTCCAGACCCAACCAAACCAATCAATCAAATAACTCAGCAGAGACTAAAAGAAGTCCTTCTCTACGATGAGTTAACAGGGAAATTCACATGGAAAGTAAAGAAATGCCAGAGAATGAATGCTGGGGATATCGCAGGGCATAAGAGTAGCGAAGGCTACTGGGTAATAAAAGTCGATGGAAAACTTTATAAGGCACACAGGCTGGCGTGGCTCTATATGAATGGCAGTCTACCAAAAAGTGATATCGACCACATAAATCTCGTTAGGGATGACAATCGTATAGCAAATCTTAGATTGGCAACTCGATCTCAAAACATCCAAAACGTAAACAAAAAGGCAAATAACAAATCAGGATATAAAGGCGTTTCATGGGATAAGAAATCAAGAAAATGGAGGGCGCAAATCGTAATCAACAAGAGGAAAGTTAATCTTGGGTTTTACGATGACCCAAAGGAAGCTCATAAAGTATATGCAAATAAAGCGGATGAATGTTTCGGCGAATTTGCGAGGTATTAAAATGAAATGTGTCAAATATCACCTTACTAATGAATCTATAAGATATAACGCCATTCAGTATCTTAGGACATGCGATTTAGACATCATTGTCGAGTTTAAGCAGCGCAACCGCAGCTTAGACCAAAATCGGAAGCTTTGGGCTTGCCTTGGTGATGTCTCACGTCAGGTTAACTGGCATGGTCGCTGGCTGGATGCAGAAAGCTGGAAGTGTGTGTTTACCGCAGCATTAAAGCAGCAGGACGTGGTGCCTAACCTTTCCGGGAATGGCTTCGTGGTAATAGGCCAGTCAACCAGCAGGATGCGTGTAAGCGAGTTTGCGGAGCTATTAGAGCTTATACAGGCATTCGGTACAGAGCGCGGCGTTAAGTGGTCAGACGAAGCCCGGTTAGCACTGGAATGGAAAGCGAGGTTTGGAGACGCCGCATGAAACACTGCTACCGCTGCGGAGAAAGCAAAGACGATTATCGATTCCGGCCAAATCAACCTTATTGGCACCAATGGTGTATCAGATGTGAGCGGTCGCCAGTAGGTAATTTCCCGCTGCCAGAGACGAAGGAGGACGTATGGCACGACAGCGACGAAGTATCACCGACATAATCTGCGAAAACTGCAAATACATTCCAACGAAACGCTCCAGAAATAAACCAAAGCCAATCCCAAAAGAATCTGACGTAAAAACCTTCAACTACACGGCTCACCTGTGGGATATCCGGTGGCTTAGAGAACGTGCGAGGAAATGACAATGGATTATTCACAGTTAAGTGATTTTGAAATTAACGTGGCGGTATTCGAAGCCATACATAACGGATCACCGGATTACAAAGAAGGTGAGAATGGCGCGATGGTGTTTATCTCATTTGAGGGAGACATTGTAAACGGAGACGCAGTTGAAGTAGAAGTTGAGCGCGGATCCTTTAACCCGTGCGCAAACCCAGCAGACGCATGGCCGATTATTGAAAAATACAGGATTAGCATTATCAATCTCGATGAAGACGAGTGGGGTGCACGCGGTGTGGCCTACTGTAAATCTAAGCGAGCTATACATGAAAATCCCCTCCGCGCCGCCATGATTGTCTTTCTCATGATGCAGAGAATCCAATAATGCTTAGCCCATCCCAATCCCTTCAATACCAGAAAGAAAGCGTCGAGCGAGCTTTAACGTGCGCTAACTGCGGTCAGAAGCTGCATGTGCTGGAAGTTCACGTGTGTGAGCACTGCTGCGCAGAACTGATGAGCGATCCGAATAGCTCAATGTACGAGGAAGAAGACGATGAATGAGTTAATAAATGGCAATGCCATCAAAATGACAAGCATTGAAATCGCTGAGTTGGTGGGTAAGCGTCATGACAATGTGAAACGTACCATCGAAACGCTGGCTAAAAATGGTGTTATCCGGCTTCCTCAAATTGAGGTTTCCGGAAGAATCAATAACTTAGGGTTCAATGTTCAGTACGAGCATTACGTCTTCGAAGGCGAACAAGGTAAGCGAGATAGTATTGTTGTTGTTGCCCAGTTGTCGCCAGAGTTCACCGCTCGCCTTGTTGACCGCTGGCGAGAGCTTGAAGAAGCTGTGGTTAATATCCCAAAAACGCTACCGGAAGCGTTGCGCCTTGCTGCTGATCTTGCTGAGCAGAAAATGCAACTGGAAAACCAGCTCGCAATTGCCGCACCTAAAGTTGAGTTTGCCGATCGCGTTGGCGAGGCCAGCGGAATTTTGATTGGAAACTTTGCAAAGGTTGTCGGTATTGGTCCAAACAAACTGTTTGCGTGGATGCGCGATCACAAAATCCTTATTGCTTCAGGTTCCCGGCGCAATGTGCCAATGCAGGAATATATGGATCGCGGCTATTTCACAGTGAAAGAAACAGCGGTCAACACAAATCACGGAATACAGATATCGTTCACCACAAAAATCACCGGGCGTGGTCAACAGTGGCTGACCAGAAAGCTGCTCGATAACGGAATGCTGAAAGTAACAGGGGAGGCTGCTTAATGGCTAACCTACGCAAAGAAGCACGCGGCAGAGAATGCCAGGTACGTATTTACGGCGTATGCAATGGTAATCCTGAAACTACAGTTCTGGCACATTACCGGATGGCTGGAATTTGCGGAACGGGAATGAAGCCTGACGACCTGATCGGCGCATGGGCTTGTAGCGCGTGTCACGATGAAATCGACCGACGCACCTATAATCTCGACAACAAAGACGCCAGACTTTACCACCTCGAAGGCGTGATCAGGACGCAGGCGATACTGCTGAAGGAGGGGAAGATTAAGTCATGAACGAATATCAGTTTGTGCTTCCATACCCGCCGTCGGTGAACACCTACTGGCGAAGACGGGGAAGCCAATACTACATCAGCGATAAAGGCCAGAAATACCGAAAAGACGTTCAGCAAATCATCCGCCAACTTAAGTTAGACATTTTCACCAAATCACGACTCCGCATCAAAGTCATCGCAGACGTTCCAGACTCCCGCCGCCGCGACCTCGACAACATCCTGAAAGGTTTACTCGACTCCCTTATCCACGCCGGATTTGCGGAAGACGACGAGCAATTCGATGACATTCGCGTAATTCGTGGCGTGAAAGTACCAGGCGGAAGGCTTGGAATAAAAATCACCGAACTGGAGAACGCATGAACGCCACAATTCAAACGATACCAGAGCTTCTTATCCAGACACGAGGCAATCAGACCGAAGTGGCAAGGATGCTTTCCTGCGCAAGAGGAACAGTGCTCAAGTACAACCGAGACAGCAAAGGCGAGCGTCACGTAATAGTTAACGGCGTCCTGATGGTCAAACAGGGCAAGAGAGGAAGACGATGAGCATAAGAGAACTAAACCTCACCAAAGAACAGCACGATTGGCTGAATGGCTGGCTTGAACTGTGGGGCGCATGGGTTTATTCAGGTCGTTTGGAAAAGCGCATGAGCAGCGTAATAGCGAAGTTCATGGAGAGCGTAGAGCCGGGAAGAGTTATGACAAGGCCAATGTGCAATGATGATGATGGAATGTTGATTTCTCAGGTCGTCGATTCCGTCATGTACATTGACAAGAAAGCCTTTGGCATCCTCCTCAGCTACTACGCTCATGGTTCATCCAAGCGAGCAATTGCATCCTACTATCACGCGACTGCAAAGCCACGCAAGATGTGTGGACGTGGTGGCGAGGGATGGAGAAAACCTTCACTGGCAACCTGTAGAAATGAAATTGACGACATCCTGAAAGCGTCATTATTTGTTTTATACCAGCCAATGCAAAAAGCTTTCAAAATGCGTAAACGTGTTGAGAAAGTTAAGCATGTTGCTGTTAAAAGCCTTGACATGCAATTATCCATTTAGCCATAATATTCACATATGCTGCTGCTTTTGCATTCAGCAACCATCACAAGCCCACCTCCTGTGGGCTTTTTTGCATTCGCGTGCAATCAAAACAAGAGTCTTAGTGATATGGGCCTGAGATATGGTGGTGGAAACATCGCTCCGCTCTTGGCTGTCATATCTACGCGAACAGGCTCTATCCCTAAGGTAAAGCGATGAAAGAAATAAAATTAACGCCAGAAATGGTGCTTTCTGTTGTTGATTACAATCCATCATCAGGCGACTTTCACTGGAGATGGAGGCAGGGGAGAGAGAGGACCACTTTGACATGGAACTCTCGTTTTGCTTTCAAGAAATGCTCATCAATAAATTCTGATGGGTATTTAATGATTATGATTAATGGTAAAGCATACCCTGCTCACAGACTGGCATGGTTGATTGTTTATGGCACCATGCCCGATGGTTTTATTGATCACATCAACAGGGTAAGAACAGATAACCGGATATCAAATCTTCGTCTTGTCACTCATTCCGAAAATATGCAAAACAGGAAAATTCAGAAGAATAATAAATCTGGATACCGTGGCGTGTCTTGGGATGCTAAGTACGGGAAATGGAGAGCAAGAATTAATGCGTCTGGAAAGTGTATTAACCTTGGATACCATGACACTGCCGAACTTGCCGCTGCGGCTTTTGAGGCAGCCAGAATGAAATATCATACCGTTTAAAGATGTAAGCTGCCGTTAGTGACTCTTAAGTTGCAACGGTGGCTTTTTTTATTTGGGTCAGTCGTATAAAGGTCATTACGGAAGGCTGTTAACCTTCTTATCGTGGTTCGAGTCCACGCTGTCCCGCCAAACATGCTGGTTTAGCTCCAATGGTAGAGCAGTCGCCTTGTAAGCGAATGGGTAGCGGTTCAAGTCCGTTAACCAGCACCATAACTGAGCCGTAGCCACTGGCTATCCTGAACTAATCAGTGATAGTTATGCTGCGGCCTTCTACACATGACCTTCGCGAAAGCGGGTGGCAAGAGGTTGCGATAACAACCTCCTGCCGTTTTGCCCGTGCATATCGGTCACGAACAAACCACGTTACTAATCACTGTATCCTGGATTTGTTCTTTCCAATATCAACCAATTCATAACATTGAACAAATCCTCACGGTCGTGAGGTAAGACATGAAAAAGATGCCAGAAAAACATGATCTGTTAACCGCCATGATGGCGGCAAAGGAACAGGGCATCGGGGCCATCCTTGCGTTTGCAATGGCGTACCTTCGCGGTCGGTATAATGGCGGTGCGTTTAAGAAAACACTAATAGACGCAACGATGTGCGCCATTATCGCCTGGTTCATTCGTGACCTTTTAGTCTTCGCCGGGCTGAGTAGCAATCTTGCTTACATAGCGAGTGTATTTATCGGCTATATCGGCACAGACTCGATTGGTTCGCTAATCAAACGCTTCGCTGCTAAAAAAGCCGGAGTCGATGATGCAAATCAGCAGTAACGGAATCACCAGATTAAAACGTGAAGAAGGCGAAAGACTAAAAGCCTATCCAGATAGCAGGGGGATACCAACCATTGGGGTTGGACATACCGGAAAAGTGGATGGTAATCCTGTCGTATCAGGGATGACAATCACATCCGAAAAATCGTCTGAACTGCTTAAAGAGGATTTGCAGTGGGTTGAAGATGCGATAAGTAGTCTTGTTCGCGTCCAGCTGAATCAGAACCAGTATGATGCACTATGTAGTCTTATATTCAATATAGGTAAATCAGCATTTGCTGGATCTACCGTTCTGCGCCAGTTGAATTTAAAGAATTACCAGGCAGCAGCAGATGCTTTCCTGCTATGGAAAAAAGCTGGTAAAGACCCTGATATTCTCCTTCCACGGAGGCGGCGAGAAAGGGCGCTGTTCCTGTCATGATGTTCAACTGGAAAGCGATGTTTGTTGGCCTGTTGCTCGTCTCTCTAATTGTTGCTGTTCGGCTGGCAAATCACTACCGCAATAACGCTATCACTTACAAGGACCAGCGCGACACCGCTACCCACAAGCTGACACTGGCGAACGCGACAATTACCGACATGATGAAGCGCCAGCGTGACGTTGCCGCCCTAGATGCCAGATATACAAAGGAGCTTGCTGATGCGAAATTTGAGAATGATGCTTTGCGCGATGATGTCGCCGCTGGCCGTCGTCGCCTGCTCGTCAACGCCACCTGTCCCGCAGTGTCGACAGGTAAATCCTCCTCCGCCGCCAGCGTGGATAATGCAGCCCGCCCCAGACTGGAAGACTCCGCTCAACGGGATTATTTCACCCTCAAAGAGCGAGTGACAACAATGCAAAAGCAACTGGAAGGGACGCAGGACTATATCAGAACACAGTGCCTGAAATAATTTCCACCACATAGAAATTTGACAAGTGACTTTCATGAAAATGCCTCGTAATGCGGGGCGTTTTTATATCCGCAGTAAATGCGCTTCACACGCGCGACTTCTGAACACAGAACCTTTCAGGATGACCCTTGAGGATGCCGGTTTGGTGATCGGTGCCTTTCTGTGGGCCGGAATCCTGTGTGACAAGGTTCATCACTTAAAGGTGATCACTGATGAAGTACCCAACAGTTATGGTCAATGGTGTGTCCGTTCGTGTTGATGAGGACGGACGCTACAACTTAAACGATCTCCATGCAGCAGCAGTTGCAAACGGAGAGGCTACAGAACAACAGCGCCCAAGCCAGTTTTTGCGTAGTGCGCAGATAAAACGCTTCATAAAAGCACTAGAGGCCAAAGTGCAAAAAAGCACTTTGAAACAAATTCAACCACTTAAAATCATTAAAGGTGGTGCCGAACCTGGTGTGTGGGGCGTTGAACTACTGGCAATCAGATATGCAGCATGGATTAAGCCGGAATTTGAAATCGAAGTTTATGAAGTTTTTAAAACGATTGTCCGTCTCGGCGTTGGTGCCATGTCTCGCCTGAACAAAATTGACCACATCATCAACACTGAAACCAAAGCGATAAGCCAGTGTGCAAGTCAAATGGCTAAGTGGGGAGTTGGTGGGCGAAAAAGATTGCTTCATGTTGCACGTGAGAGAGCGGCAAATGAAGTGCAAATGTATTTGCCCGGCATGGTGTGATTACAGTCGGTTAATCCAGTTAGTGCATTACGGCAGTACCACGAAACAACCCAAGCCAGTAAGTGGGGAAATAACACTGGCAGCCACTGAAAGATGAACCTCCTGCCTTATGGCAAAAAAGATTCTTTGTGGTGGCGGACTGATGGAAAGACATCCTAATTCCAGCCAAACATTGAAGGAGTTGTTATGTCAGCAGAAGGTTTCAATAACCCATCCAAATTCAGGGATGAGTGGGATAGCAGCGTAAAGAGTAAGTGATGCAATCACAAAAGCCATTCCTTACTGAGTGGCTTTGATAATGGCTTATACCCTACACGGGATAACTTAACTGATATCCCTTTTAACGGATAAACGGAGCCAACAATGGCAGAGATTATTCCCATGACTGAAGAACAGAAATTCCAGTTAGAGATTTACAAGCTGGTCATGAACCAGAACGCAGCCGCAGAGGAAGCATTTCAATTCATTGGCACTGACGAGCTGAAGCTTGAGCTATTCAAAATTCACTTCCAGTCAGGCGGCGCTAATTCAGATATCACGACTCGCACTATCGAAGCGGTTCGTAAATCGAAGGAAGCATTAGACCTGTTCACTGCCGGAGCATGATGTGAGCCGCGTAATCAATTTGGGTAAGGAGAAGAAATTCCCAATTACTCAAGAGCTTTATGAGCGGCTGGAAAGCGTCATCCATGATTACGATGGTGAAATCAGTTTATGCGAGGCGATTGGCACACTCGAATTGCTGAAGCAGTCATTGATTGAAGGCGCGAAAGAGTCCTCAGCCTGAAATAACAACTAAGTGAGATGAATATGGCAGCACCAAAGGGCAACCGATTTTGGGAGGCCCGCAGTAGTCATGGGCGAAACCCTAAATTCGAATCGCCTGAGGCGCTGTGGGCTGCTTGTTGTGAATACTTCGAGTGGGTGGAGGCTAACCCACTATGGGAGATGAAGGCTTTCTCATATCAAGGAGAAGTTACACAAGAGCCTATCGCCAAGATGAGGGCGATGACCATCACTGGGCTAACGCTATTCCTCGATGTGACGCTTGAGACATGGCGACAATACAGGGTGAGAGAAGACTTATCTGAGGTCGTTACGCGAGCAGAGCAAATCATCTACGACCAAAAATTCTCCGGCGCAGCCGCTGATCTTCTCAACGCTAACATCATCGCCCGCGATTTGGGCCTCAAAGAGCAGTCGCAAGTTGAAGACGTGACACCTGATAAGGGAGATCGCGATAAGCGCCGCTCTCGTATCAAGGAGCTATTCAACCGTGGAACTGGACGCGATTCTTGATAACCTGAGCGACGAAGAGCAAATCGAATTGCTCGAGCTACTCGAAGAAGAAGAGAACTACCGAAATACACACTTGCTATATGAGTTTGCGCCATACAGCAAACAGCGTGAGTTCATCGACGCAGGTCATGACTATCCAGAGCGATGTTTTATGGCTGGTAACCAGCTTGGTAAGTCATTTACTGGCGCTGCTGAAGTCGCGTTTCACCTTACCGGGCGATACCCGGGAACGAAAGGTTATCCGGCTGATGGTAAATATGGCGGAGAGTGGAAAGGTAAGCGTTTCTATGAGCCAGTTGTCTTCTGGATTGGCGGTGAAACAAACGAGACTGTAACCAAAACGACTCAACGCATCCTGTGCGGGCGTATCGAAGAGAATGATGAACCTGGCTATGGGTCAATCCCGAAAGAGGACATCATTAGCTGGAAGAAGTCTCCGTTCTTCCCTAATCTTGTTGATCACCTTCTTGTTAAGCACCACACGCCAGAAGGCGTCGAAGATGGCATCTCAATATGCTACTTTAAGCCTTACTCACAGGGCCGCGCCCGCTGGCAGGGCGACACAATTCACGGCGTCTGGTTTGACGAAGAGCCGCCATATAGCATCTATGGCGAAGGTCTTACCCGTACAAACAAATACGGGCAATTCTCAATTCTGACGTTTACCCCGCTGATGGGGATGTCTGACGTTGTTACCAAGTTCCTGAAGAATCCCAGTAAGTCGCAGAAAGTGGTCAACATGACCATCTATGACGCTGAGCACTACACCGACGAGCAGAAAGAGCAAATCATCGCATCCTATCCTGAGCATGAGAGAGAGGCGCGTGCTCGCGGTATTCCTACGATGGGTAGCGGTCGAATATTCCAGATACCGGAAGAGACGATTAAGTGCCAGCCGTTTGAGTGTCCCGATCACTTCTATGTTATCGACGCTCAGGACTTCGGCTGGAACCACCCGCAAGCTCACATTCAGCTTTGGTGGGACAAAGACGCAGATGTTTTCTATCTGGCGCGTGTATGGAAGAAATCAGAGAACACTGCCGTTCAGGCATGGGGTGCTGTTAAGTCGTGGGCTAACAAAATACCTGTCGCGTGGCCTCATGACGGTCACCAACACGAAAAGGGCGGTGGTGAGCAACTTAAAACCCAATATGCGGACGCCGGGTTCTCTATGCTTCCCGAACACGCAACGTTCCCGGATGGCGGTAACTCAGTAGAGTCAGGCATTAGTGAACTTCGTGACCTGATGCTTGAAGGAAGATTCAAAGTATTCAACACATGCGAACCATTTTTTGAAGAGCTCCGCCTATATCATCGCGATGAGAACGGCAAGATTGTCAAGACCAACGATGATGTGCTCGATGCTACTCGCTACGGCTACATGATGCGCCGCTTCGCCAGGATGATGCGCGATATCAGAAAGCCGAAAGAAAAGAAAATCCCCGCACCGATTAGACCAGTACGCAGAGGACGATAATGGCCGACAATGAAAACAGGCTGGAGAGCATCCTGTCGCGCTTTGATGCGGACTGGACAGCCAGCGATGAAGCCAGAAGGGAGGCCAAGAATGATCTCTTCTTCTCCCGCGTATCTCAGTGGGATGACTGGCTATCACAATACACAACCCTGCAGTATCGCGGGCAGTTCGATGTTGTACGTCCAGTGGTGCGCAAGCTCGTTTCTGAGATGCGTCAGAACCCTGTTGATGTTCTGTATCGTCCAAAGGATGGAGCAAGCCCTGACGCTGCTGATGTGCTGATGGGCATGTATCGCGCAGACATGCGACACAATACGGCAAAAATCGCTGTCAACGTCGCTGTTCGTGAGCAGATTGAATCTGGCGTAGGTGCGTGGCGTCTGGTCACTGACTACGAAGATCAAAGTCCGACGAGCAACAATCAGGTTATCCGTCGAGAGCCTATCCATAGTGCCTGCTCCCATGTTATATGGGACAGCAACAGCAAGCTGATGGATAAGTCTGACGCCCGTCACTGCACAGTTATCCACTCAATGAGCCAGAATGGCTGGGAGGATTTCGCAGAAAAATACGACCTCGATGCTGATGATATTCCATCATTCCAGAACCCCAACGATTGGGTATTTCCATGGCTGACGCAGGACACAATTCAGATCGCTGAGTTTTACGAAGTGGTCGAGAAGAAAGAGACGGCGTTTATCTACCAAGACCCGGTTACGGGTGAGCCGGTAAGCTACTTTAAGCGCGATATTAAAGACGTCATCGACGACCTGGCTGATAGTGGATTTATCAAAATTGCAGAGCGCAAGATTAAGCGTCGCCGGGTATACAAATCTATTATCACCTGCACCGCCGTACTGAAAGACAAGCAGCTCATTGCTGGCGAACATATCCCCATTGTTCCGGTATTCGGCGAGTGGGGCTTCGTTGAAGATAAAGAAGTGTATGAGGGTGTCGTCCGCCTGACAAAAGACGGTCAGCGTCTGCGCAACATGATTATGTCGTTCAACGCCGACATCGTGGCCCGTACTCCGAAGAAGAAGCCTTTCTTCTGGCCTGAGCAGATTGCAGGCTTTGAGCATATGTATGACGGTAACGACGATTACCCGTATTACCTGCTCAATCGCACGGATGAGAACAACGGAGAAATGCCAACTCAGCCGCTGGCATACTATGAAAATCCGGAAGTTCCACAGGCCAATGCCTATATGCTGGAAGCTGCAACCAGCGCAGTAAAAGAGGTTGCCACTCTTGGTGTAGATGCTGGGTCGGTTAATGGTAATCAGGTTGCATTCGATACCGTAAACCAACTCAATATGCGGGCTGACCTTGAGACATACGTGTTTCAGGATAATCTGGCTACCGCTATGCGCCGTGACGGTGAGATTTACCAGTCGATAGTTAATGACATCTACGATGTTCCTCGCAACGTGACAATCACCCTTGAGGATGGCAGTGAAAAAGAGGTTCAGCTAATGGCTGAGGTTGTTGACCTTGCCACTGGTGAGCGGCAGGTACTGAACGATATCAGGGGGCGCTATGAATGCTACACGGATGTTGGACCATCATTCCAGTCCATGAAGCAGCAAAACCGCGCAGAAATTCTTGAGTTGCTCGGCAAGACGCCACAGGGAACGCCAGAATATCAACTGCTGTTGCTTCAGTACTTCACCCTGCTTGATGGTAAAGGTGTCGAGATGATGCGTGACTATGCCAATAAGCAGCTTATTCAGATTGGCGTTAAGAAGCCGGAAACACCTGAAGAGCAGCAATGGTTTGTCGAAGCGCAGCAGGCCAAACAAGGACAGCAAGACCCGGCAATGGTTCAGGCGCAGGGTGTGCTGTTGCAAGGTCAGGCTGAACTGGCTAAAGCGCAGAATCAGACGCTATCTCTTCAAATCGACGCGGCTAAAGTCGAAGCTCAAAACCAACTTAACGCTGCGAAAATCGCAGAAATATTCAACAATATGGATCTCAATAAACAGTCCGAGTTTAGAGAGTTCCTCAAAACCGTTGCTTCATTCCAGCAGGACCGCAGCGAAGACGCTCGCGCAAATGCTGAGTTACTCCTTAAAGGCAATGAACAGACGCACAAGCAGCGAATGGACATTGCCAATATCCTGCAATCGCAGAGACAAAATCAACCTTCCGGCAGTGTAGCCGAGACACCTCAATAAGAGAGAGTTAATCATGGAACCAACCGCCGAAATTCAGGCAACTGAAGACTTAACCCTGTCCGGCGATTATGCAGCGGCATCTGCTGATAGCTTAGTTGTCGATAATGCCAACGACAATGCAGGTCAGGAAGAGGGCTTTGTGATTGTCCTGAAGGACGATGAGACAGCACCAAAACAAGACCCGGCAAAGAACGCAGAATTCGCCCGCCGCCGCATCGAGCGCAAACGACAGCGCGAGCTTGAGCAGCAGATGGAAGCAGTTAAACGCGGAGAATTGCCGGAGAGTTTACGGGTAAACCCTGACCTTCCACCTCAGCCGGATATTAATGCCTATCTGTCAGAAGAAGGCCTGGCCAAATATGACTATGACAACAGCCGTGCGCTTGCCGCTTTCAATGCTGCTAATACCGAATGGCTAATGAAAGCGCAGGACGCCCGCAGCAATGCCGTAGCAGAACAGGGCCGCAAGACTCAGGAGTTTACCCAGCAATCAGCGCAATACGTCGAAGCTGCCCGCAAACACTATGACGCGGCGGAAAAGCTCAATATCCCTGACTATCAGGAGAAAGAAGACGCATTTATGCAACTGGTTCCGCCTGCGGTTGGGGCCGACATTATGCGCCTGTTCCCGGAGAAGTCCGCCGCGCTCATGTATCACCTGGGTGCAAACCCGGAGAAAGCCCGCCAGTTACTGGCGATGGATGGGCAGTCCGCGCTGATTGAACTAACTCGACTATCCGAACGCTTAACTCTCAAGCCTCGCGGTAAACAAATCTCTTCCGCTCCCCCTGCTGACCAGCCGATTACCGGTGATGTCAGCGCAGCAAATAAAGATGCCATTCGTAAACAGATGGATGCAGCTGCGAGCAAGGGCGATGTGGAAACCTACCGCAAGCTAAAGGCAAAACTTAAAGGAATCCGATAATGGCTTTGAACGAAGGTCAAATTGTTACACTGGCGGTGGATGAGATTATTGACACCATCTCCGCAATCACTCCAATGGCGCAGAAAGCCAAGAAATACACCCCGCCTGCTTCTTCTATGCAGCGCTCCAGCAATACCATCTGGATGCCTGTAGAGCAGGAGTCCCCCACTCAGGAGGGTTGGGATTTAACTGATAAAGCGACAGGGTTACTGGAGCTTAACGTCGCGGTAAACATGGGAGAGCCGGATAACGACTTCTTCCAGTTACGCGCAGATGACTTGCGAGACGAGACTGCGTATCGTCACCGCATCCAGTCCGCCGCTCGCAAGCTGGCGAATAACGTTGAGCTGAAAGTCGCAAACATGGCCGCCGAGATGGGGTCATTGGTTATCACTTCGCCGGATGCTATCGGCACTAATACCGCAGACGCATGGAACTTTGTGGCCGATGCAGAAGAACTGATGTTCTCCCGCGAACTTAACCGCGACATGGGGACATCGTACTTCTTCAACCCGCAGGACTACAAAAAGGCGGGTTATGACCTGACTAAGCGCGATATCTTTGGGCGCATTCCTGAAGAAGCGTACCGCGATGGCACTATCCAGCGTCAGGTTGCTGGCTTCGATGATGTTCTGCGCTCTCCGAAACTTCCTGTGCTGACCAAATCTACTGCAACTGGCATCACTGTATCCGGTGCGCAGTCCTTCAAGCCTGTCGCATGGCAACTGGATAACGATGGCAACAAAGTTAACGTTGATAACCGTTTTGCTACCGTCACCCTGTCTGCAACTACCGGCCTGAAACGCGGCGACAAAATTTCGTTTACTGGCGTGAAGTTCCTTGGTCAGATGGCTAAGAACGTACTGGCGCAGGACGCGACTTTCTCCGTAGTTCGCGTTGTTGATGGTACTCACGTTGAAATCACGCCGAAGCCTGTAGCACTGGATGATGTTTCTCTTTCTCCTGAGCAACGGGCATACGCCAACGTTAACACCTCGCTGGCTGATGCGATGGCGGTGAACATCCTGAACGTTAAAGATGCCCGTACCAACGTGTTCTGGGCTGATGACGCCATCCGTATTGTGTCTCAGCCGATTCCGGCCAACCATGAGCTGTTTGCAGGTATGAAAACTACCTCATTCAGCATCCCGGATGTCGGCCTTAACGGTATCTTCGCTACGCAGGGTGATATTTCCACCCTGTCCGGCCTGTGCCGTATTGCGCTGTGGTACGGCGTAAACGCGACACGACCGGAAGCAATCGGTGTTGGCCTGCCTGGTCAGACTGCGTAACTAACAGGGGCTTCGGCCCCTTTTTTATTTGAGGTGACATATGGGCGTAATGCTATATAAGCAGGGGCGTGGAACGAAGGTATGGGGCAAGGAAGTTCAGGCTAAAGTTGTCGACGACAGCGATGTAGAAGATCACCTTACCGATGGTTGGGTTAGGCATCCAAATGAGGTGCCGGAGACTAATGACGAGCCAATCGGCGATTCAGGCGTGGTCAAGAAAGACATGGGTGAAGTATCTGATGGATACCACACCTTTAACGAACTATATGCACATCGAGTGCGCCTGTTTTCAACACTAATGAATGCCTTCCGCGAAAGCGCATGGTGGAGCTTTCAGCATCATGACGGCGAGCAATGGGATGGATGGGTGTTAGCTGGCATCGACACCCCAGAAGGCGCGGTAACATACCACCTCCCAGAGAGTGAAATTGAACATCTGCCTAAAGGCACGGAAATTGAGTTTGGCAAGGAATGGGACGGCCACACGGCAGATGATGTGTTGAATCGTCTGCTAAGCCTGCGACCGAAAGAACCGGCAACCAAAGAACGCAAAAAGCCAGGACCAAAGCCTAAGGCGGAAAGCGATGCAGATAAAGACTAAAGGCGATCTGGTCAGGGCGGCGCTGCGTAAGCTTGGTGTAGCATCAGATGCAACTCTCACTGATGTTGAGCCACAGTCTATGCAGGATGCCGTAGATGACCTTGAAGCGATGATGGCTGAGTGGTATCAGGACGGGAAAGGCATTGTTACCGGGTATGTATTCTCAGATGATGATAACCCGCCAGCCGAAGGTGACGACCACGGTCTTCGCTCAAGCGCAATCAGCGCAGTATTCCACAATCTGGCTTGCAGAATTGCTCCGGATTATGCGCTTGAGGCTACCGCCAAAATTATCGCAACCGCTAAATATGGGAAGGAGCTTCTCTATAAGCAGACCGCCATCGCCAGAGCAAAAAGAGCTCCTTACCCGTCACGCATGCCAACAGGCAGCGGTAATAGTTTCGCCAATCTGAACGAATGGCATTATTTCCCCGGAGAGCAGAATGCCGATTCAACAACTCCCCATGATGAAGGGAATGGGTAAAGACTTCAAGAATGCCGACTACATTGATTACCTACCAATCAATATGTTGGCCACACCGAAAGAAGTCCTCAACTCATCGGGTTATTTACGCTCATTCCCAGGCATAGCGAAGCGCAACGATGTAAATGGTGTATCGCGTGGTGTTGAATACAATACCGCTCAGAACGCTGTATATCGCGTTTTAGGCAGTAAGCTCTACAAAGGGGAAACCGTAGTAGGTGATGTTGCCGGAAGCGGTCGCGTATCAATGGCACATGGTCGCACATCACAGGCGGTAGGAGTTAATGGTCAACTGGTAGAGTATCGCTATGATGGCACGGTTAAAACCGTCTCAAACTGGCCTGCAGACAGCGGATTCACGCAGTATGAGTTAGGTTCAGTCCGTGACATTACTCGATTACGTGGGCGTTATGCATGGTCAAAAGACGGTACTGATTCATGGTTTATCTCTGACCTCGAAGATGAATCCCACCCAGACCGTTACAGCGCCGAATATCGCGCAGAATCACAGCCGGACGGGATTATCGGCATCGGAACGTGGCGAGATTTCATCGTCTGCTTTGGTTCGTCAACGATAGAGTATTTCTCCCTGACAGGCGCAACCACCGCTGGCGCTGCGTTGTATGTCGCACAGCCATCGTTGATGGTACAGAAGGGTATTGCCGGAACATACTGTAAAACGCCATTCGCTGACTCATACGCATTCATCAGTCACCCGGCTACTGGCGCACCTTCCGTCTACATCATCGGGTCAGGGCAGGCTTCACCAATTGCGACGGCCAGTATTGAGAAAATTATCCGCTCATACACGGCTGATGAACTGGCAACCGGGGTGATGGAGACGTTGAGGTTCGATTCGCATGAACTGCTGATTATCCATCTCCCGCGTCATGTGCTGGTTTACGATGCCTCATCGAGCCAGAACGGGCCGCAATGGTGCGTACTGAAAACAGGTTTATACGACGATGTTTATCGCGCTATCGACTTCATTTACGAAGGAAATCAGATAACGTGCGGCGATAAGCTGGAATCGGTGACCGGGAAATTGCAATTTGACATTAGTAGTCAGTACGACAAGCAGCAAGAACACCTGTTGTTTACGCCCCTCTTCAAGGCAGATAACGCCAGATGCTTCAACCTCGAAGTTGAATCATCCACTGGTGTTGCTCAATACGCTGACCGCCTGTTCCTGTCTGCAACCACAGACGGAATCAATTACGGTCGCGAACAGATGATTGAGCAGAATGAGCCGTTTGTGTACGACAAGAGAGTTTTATGGAAGCGTGTAGGTCGTATTCGTCGATTAATCGGATTCAAACTGCGGGTAATCACAAAATCACCAGTAACACTATCAGGGTGTCAAATTCGTCTGGAGTAAAATATGGCAGACCAGTCACTTAATAAGCCTGTCATCATTCAGGCTACTCGTCTTGATGCCTCAATCCTCCCACGCAACGTCTTCAGCCAGTCTTACCTTCTGTATGTCATAAATCAGGGTACTGATGTTGGCTCCATTGCAGAAAAGGCAAATCAGGCAGGAGGCGGTGCTTATGATGCGCAGGTCAGAAATGATGAGCAGGATTTAATTCTTGATGAGCACGAAAAAAGAATTGCAAAAACAGAAGAGGATATTTTAGGAATAAAAGTAAAGCTTCTTGAAATAGAGAATGATGTTAATGGTCTGAAAATAAAAGTTCAGGATATCGACGGTAAGGTATCAGAGATAATCGTTGATTATGTTTCACTCAGCAGAACAGGAACACAAACTCTTTCCTCATCCCTTAACGTATCAGGAAGTTATTCTGTTAACGGTACAAAAGTTGTTGGCGCTCGCCAGACTGGATGGACCGCGGCAACAGGTACGGCGAATAAAGGCGTATTCGATGCTGACCTGACATTCGCCGTTAGCGATACTTACACGCAATCTGAAATCCAGGCTATAGCCAATGCTCTAATTACTGAGCGTCGGCGCACTAAGGCTTTGGAAGACGCCTTGCGTGCACATGGGTTGATTGATTAATGATTACATTTACTCCAACACGCAACATCGACCTGATAGAAACTGTCGGCAACCATCCCGACATCATCGCCGGGAGTAACAACGGTGACGGATACGACTACAAGCCTGAGTGCCGCTATTTCGAAGTGAACGTACATGGTCAGTTCGGTGGCATTGTGTATTACAACGAGATTCAGCCACTGACCTTTGACTGCCACGCCATGTACCTGCCTGAGATTCGCGGATTCAGTAAGGAAATCGGGATGACGTTCTGGCGATACATTCTCGCCAACACCACCGTTCAGTGCGTTACATCATTTGCTGCACGCAAATTTCGCCACGGTCAGATGTACTGCGCAATGATTGGCCTTAAGCGTGTAGGAACCATCAAGAAATACTTCAAAGGCGTGGATGACGTGACGTTTTACGCCGCCACCCGAGAAGAGTTAACCGACTTCCTGAATAACTGGAGATAACCATGTTATATGCATTTACGCTGGGCAGGAAACTGCGCGGTGAGGAACCTTATTACCCTGAAAAAGGCGGTAAAGGTGGCTCATCAAGCAGCGGAGCAAAAGAGGCCGCAAGAGCAACACAGTACGCCGCAGACCTGCAAAACCAACAATTCAATCGTGTGATGGAACAGTTGGCACCTTACGCCGCCGCAGGTTTGCCGGCTCTCCAGCAGATTCAGCAGCTATCAACGCTGGAAGGTCAGAACAGCGCTCTCAATCAGTATTACAACTCAGACCAGTATAAACAGTTGGCTGATCAGGCTCGCTATCAAAGCCTTAATGCCGCCGAGGCGACAGGTGGACTTGGCTCGACTGCGACATCAAACCAAATTGCATCCATTGCACCAACGCTCGGGCAGAACTGGTTGTCAGGGCAGATGCAAAACTATGGCAACCTGTTAAACGTTGGTCAGTCTGCGGCAGCAGGCCAGGCATCGGCAGGACAGAACTATGCAAATAACGCAGGTAATCTTGCGCAACAGATGGCGGCGATCCGCTCTCAGGGTTCTGGTCAATCCACGCTTGGAAGTGCCATTAGCGGAGGTACGAGTGGTGCGCTTGCAGGTGCTGGTATTGCAAGCCTGTTAGACACTTCCACGCCATGGGGCGCTGGTATCGGTGCTGGTATCGGATTGCTTGGCTCACTCTTCTAAGGAGTTATCGTGGCTACATTTCAACTCGCCGGACTGCCATCAATGCAGGTGGCAAACCAAAACGCGCCCGGGCAGCCATCACTATCAAACTACGACTTTAGCCAGCGCCCAAACGTTGGAGTTCAACTTGCTCAGGGTCTTGGTGCAGTTGGTCAGGAAATACAGCAGAATGAGGCTGCTCAGAAGCTTTCTGACTTTCAAAAAGCTTTCGGTCAGGCTTATGCGGCAGGTGATCGCGACGCCTTGCGTCAACTCGCGGCCACGAACCCAGACCAGATTGAAACAATTCGTCAAGGAATGGGGTTTGTTGATGCTGACAGAAATCAGGCGATGGGCGATATGTCTGCACGATTGAATATTGCTGCTGCTCAGGGGCCTGAAGCGGTGATGCGAGAGCTTGCCACTCACCAGAATACACTGCAGCAAATTGGCGTATCTCCTGAACAGGCGTGGCAGACATATCAACAAAGCCCTGAAGGCTTCACGCAATTAACAGACCTTATTGGGATGCACGCGGTAGGACCAGAAAAGTATTTTGATATTCAGGACAAGTTGACAGGTCGCGAGATTGATCGAGGTCGACTTGCTGAAACAATCCGCAGCAATAAAGCAGGGGAAGGACTTCAGGCGAGAGGGCAAAACCTTTCCTATCAGTCTGCAATGACCGGACACGGACTTGCAGCAGAAAGACTGGCACTTGATAAGCAGAAATTCGGTTTTGAAGTACAACAGGCACAAAAGAAGGCCGAGGAACTTATTAATGCTGCGCCAAAATTATCCGTAAACATGGAAAAGGCTATAGAAAAATCAGCAGGTGATGCGGCAGCTAGTCGTAATGCTGCCGATTCAATGACAACGCTCGCTGACACACTGGAGAAGGAGAAGCCAACTCCTGGTTTGTTCGGTAACGCTGAAAATATGTTCTCTAAGCTTACGGGGCAAGATAACTACCTCCGAGATATGCGGATTAGATTCAACCAACTAGCCAATGCGCAGGCAACCAAGCTTCTCCCTCCCGGCCCTGCATCAGATAAGGATATTGAGTTTGCAAGGAAAGGCATTCCAAGCGAAACGGATAATCCAATGGTCATGGCCAGATGGTTAAGGGGTATGGCAAAAATGGAAAGTAATAACGCGAATTTCAACGAGTTTAGGTCAGAGTGGATGAGTGCAAACGGCAGCCCAGGACAATCTGATCGCAACCGAAACATCATGGGGATGGATGTTAAGAAGGGAGAATCATTGAACTCTGCGGCAAAACGCTTTCTTTCCTCAAATTATGGCGATAGCCAACCTCAACAGCAATTGTCCGATGACGAATTAATTAGCAAATATCTCGGAGGGCAGTAATGGCTTATAGTCGTGAACAATTGATGACGGCGTTAAGGAATGCTGATGCTGCTGGTGATACTGAGGGAGCACGTCGCATTGCTCAGATGCTGTCTTCTGGTGATCAATCCACTCAAAACCAATCGCATCCAGAAGAACAATCTCTGGTAGGAAAAGCTACTGACTGGCTCACTGGTGGTCAAAGTGCAGGGCAAATTGCAGAACAGGCTGGTCGTGGTCTGGTAAACATACCATTTGACGTATTGCAGGGTGGCGCAAGTCTGATTAATGCAATCAGTCAGGGGCTTGGTGGGCCAAAAGTATTGGATGATGTCTATCGTCCAGTAGACAGACCGACAGACTCCTACGCTCAAGCTGGAGAAACAATTGGCGGGTATTTAGTTCCAGGAGTTGGAACGGCAGTAAGTATGGCTATTGGATCACTGGCAGAGGCCGCAAATCAGAAAGGCGATTTCGCACAAAATGCAGCTAAAAATGCCGGAGTTAACCTTGCCGCTCAAGGTGTTCTTTCCGCAGCAGCAAAGGGAATAGGGCGTGGAATAACGGCTATAAAAGGTGATATTGCGCCAGAAGTGGCGAAGAAAATTGCCACATCAGAATCGATGGGCGTGACACCAATGACATCTGATGTTATCCCGCCGAAAAATGCTTTCACTCGCGGCCTTACTCAGGATGCCGAGGGGGCTTTGCTCGGGACGGGCTCAAAGCGAGCAGAGCAATATGCAACGCGTAGTAAGCTGGTAAGCAATTATTTTGACCGTTTTGGTGAGTACAACCCTGATGATGTGGTGAAATCTCTGACCACCACGTTAAGGGACGGAAGGATACTGCTGGCGCTGTTATCAATGACGTCACCAATAAAATGGGTAATGCCGCAGTTGATACCACAAATACCATGAATGCTCTGAATACAGCGATCGCAAGACAGGAACGGCTTGGGACTTCAGCCAATCAAAGCCTGCTTACATCCTTGCGTAACCTACGTGAAGAATTAGCAAACCCTGCAACTGATTTGGATGTTACGTTTGATCTCTTGCGTCAGCACAGAACAGCATTTAGATCTAATGTTCAGGGAGATGCTATGGTCTTCCCCAACCAGGCAAAAGCAGCTACCAATATGGTAGAGAATGCAATGTCAAAAGACCTTCGTAACGCAGTTGCTAAAAACCTCGGTGCATCAGACGCAGCAAAATACCTTAAAGCAAATTCCGATTATGCAAACGTTTATAATAAGGTGCTTAATAAAAACATTGCCAACAAGCTCAACAAGGCAAGCAGTGAAGCCAGTCCTGAACTTATAAATACCGTTGTATTAAGCAGAAAACCATCTGACGTGAAACGAATCTGGAGCGCACTGGATGATAAGGGGAAAGATGCTATGCGTGCAGCTTACGTCAGCAAAATAGCGGAAAAGGCCGGGGACTCTCCAGCCAAGTTCATCACTGAAGTTAATAAGCTGAAATCTCAGTCAGGCGGTGAAATTTACAACACTATTTTTTCTGGAAAGCACATGAAAGAGCTTGATGCTCTTCATGAAGTTCTACAGCAAACAGCAAGGTCAGACACCGCAAATGTAGTAACTCAGACGGGGCAATCGCAAGCCAACAGGATAAGGACGATTGGCGCAACTGCGACCCTTGGCGTATCAATGGGGCTTGAGGCTGGTTTTGGTGCAATGATGCGCTTGTATGAGTCCAAAGCAGCAAGGAATATGCTTCTTCGTTTGGCAAACACCAAAGCAGGAACACCAGCCTATGAAAGAGCGATAAATAACGCTGCGAATGCCATCAGACCGCTGTTTGCTACTGAGGCAACACAGCAGTAACGTATGGGAAATTGGATTCAATCGCTAACATTTTCTTTTTACTTTTCCAACAAAAGCTTTGGTTGAATCCATATTTCCATAACCGGAAATGGTTTTTGACATTAAAACTGTTCCAGTAGGATGTATTACCCATGAGTCGATAACGCGTTGAGTTTCGCCATTCGCGCCGATTCCTATGATGGAGTTTTTAGACAATGCTTTGTAAGCCATGCCGCCCGCATCTGTCCCAGAATATGTGATGCTGGCATCTTCACCGTTTGTCTTAATGATGAATGTTCCACTAAAACCATCTTCTTCCGGATGGAAATTATTTCGTTCTGAATAGCTTATTCCGCGCATATCTCCAACGACCCAGCACTCTGCTGTAGCCCCAAAAGATATGAATAAGAACATAGCAGTAAGAAATTGCTTCACGCCAACCTCCTTAGTTTTGAGCAGGATACCATGTGACTCAAGGGAGCGCAGCCTACCCGGGTTGGTTAAGTGATTTTGTGCTTATTACTTGTCTGGTGAGTGTTTATAACGGGCCTGTGAAAGGCTGTAGTTAGCAAATTTCTCAAGGCGCTCAGCAATTTCATCTAGTCGCTTAAGACGTTCGTCAAAGGGTGTATTCTTGTCAAATTTTGCATTTGACCAAAAATCTTGGCTAACCTTGTGTGCTTCTTCAACCAGTTTCTCTACTTCGCTATGCGGCATTGGAGAGATAAGTTTTTCCCTCTTGATTCGGAACTGAGAATGAATAGCCACGCCAACAACCTCGATAAAATCAGGTTGGAACATAGGGTATAAAGGGTTAAGTGGCTTAAGGTAGATTTGGCGCTGATCCAGTATAAGCTGCTTAAATGTAGCCTCAGAATCATCATTCAGCACACACATCACAAAGTCACCAGAAACAGCCTCTAGCGATGAATCGAAAGTTACGATTGTTCCAGGAGGAAAGCTAATCCCATCACCGGAAGACATGGAGTCTCCTTGTATTTCAACGGCAAAACAGTATTCATTGGCTTCAGGAGGGGCTGGAATAAAGTCCTTTATAGCAGCAGTCTTTAGTAAATCATCTAGCGATTCAAATCTTGCCTGTACGTGTGTTAGCACAGGAATCTCGCGCACAGTAACAGTTCTCTTGACACTGCTAACGTCAGGGCCATCTCCTTTCCCTTGCGTAAGCCATTCAGTGGTAGTTCCCAATGCAGCCGCAAGGTTTTGAAGTGCCTTTTCTCTTGGCTTGGCTTCCCCGCCCTCGTAAGCAGCGATCTGTCTGGATACCACGCCTACTTTCTTAGCAAGCTCGGATTGAGTCAAACCGATGGAGTTGCGCGCTATGGCAACTCGTTTAGAAAAAGAATCATCAAAACTCATATTTGCACCTTAAAAAATCATTGACTCAATATTAGTCTGGTACTAACCTAATGTTGAAGATTGAGCAATTGAATAACAAAACTACATGAGGTGAATAATGGAACAGAAGAAAAAAGATATCAAGCCTATCTCCTACCGCCCAAGTGCTGAAGTGCGTGAGTTTTTGGAAAGTAACGCAGCTAAAAGCTACCGCTCGACTCAGGGGATGATCGATTTCTTTATGGCTAAGGTCATGGATATGGAGAAGAAAGGTGAAATTATCATCCATTAAAAACGTTGAAGCCCAACGGTGGCTAGACCGTCAGGCTTCGGTATCGAACAAATCCTACGACGGAAATATCGATATGAATATTGTAGCAAAATCAGATTACAACTTCCAAGGATTCACCTTTAACCCAGTAACAGAGGGCGGGTCTATCTGGTTTACCTCCACCGAACTAGCTAAGGCTCTCGGCTATAAAAAAACTGATGCCATCAGCCAAATTTATGCCCGTAATGCTGATGAGTTTTCCGACTCAATGTCATTGACCCTCAATATGAGGGTCAACGGGATAAACAATAGCTTACGTAACAAATCGGTCAGAGTTTACTCACTCCGAGGCGCTCACTTGGTGGCGATGTTTGCTTCTACGCCCAAGGCCAAAGAGTTCCGCCGTTGGGTGCTGGATATTTTGGATCGTGAAGCCACGGATTCACCGATCGCCAAACAGTTCACAGATGATGAGTTAATCAGCCTTTGCTATCTCCAGCTCTGGATGGAAAAGAGCCAGCGGGTTAGCCAGCAACTTTACCCGGCAATGAAACAGGCTAAGTCAGAATACGCAGGGATGCTATACGACATCGCCCACGACATTCGTTATATGACTGTGGAAACCAAGAAGATCCTGCTTCGTGAAGTACAGGAACTGGATAACAGCAATATTGTCGTGAAGCATGCGCAGCCAATGTTGGCAATGCTTCGCGGTGAGGAATGGATTCACTGATTGACGCACAGGACGGTGCAAAAAGAAAAGCCGACAGTTACGAGCTACCGGCTTCCATTGAAACTTGTCATAAGGGTCCAACCAATGACTTTATTAAATTTAGCAGTTCATGAGCCAAATGTCGATCCCCAGCCGCTTCCAGTGATTGAATGGGAGGGTTTACGTGTTGTTACGACTGAAACGCTGGCTTCAGGTTATGGTACGGATGAGGCTAACATTCGGAAAAACCTGTCACGCAATGCTGGACGCTTCATTGAAGGAATTCACATCTTCACTATTAAAGGCCAAGAGTTGAAGAATTTGCGAGTGACTAATAGTCACGCACAAATTTCGAACAAAGCTCGTTCAATTGTTTTGTGGACGGAGAAGGGCGCAGCGCGGATGTCGAAAATTGTCGATACAGACGAAGCATGGTCTTTCTTCGAACGGTTGGAAAATGCTTACTTCCGTCCCTTGGTAAAAAGCATCCTACCGCAGACATACGAGCAGGCTCTGGAAGATTTACTTCTAAAGGTCAAAGAGAATCGGCTTCTTGAGCAACAGCGCGACAGAGCGGTAAAAGAAAAGTTGTGGATTGCAGCAAAACGCGAAGCTACAGCAATGGCTACCGCATCAGCAGCCGTCCGCGCCAAAAACAAATTAGCTGAACGGGTAGGGGAAGGAAAGAACTACGCCGCCATTATCCCGGTAGAAAAGAAGCTGGGGCAGAAATTCAAATGGCAGCCTCTTCGCAAGTGGTGCCGGGAGAATGACGTCACCCCACATGATGTCAACGACCCACGCTTTGGCTCAGTTAAGTCATGGCCTCGCGATGCTTGGCTTGCTGTGTATGGCGTAGATCTTCGAAAACTTTTTTAACCAAAAGGATAGATTATTGCTAATCAAACCCGCTTAACTGCGGGTTTTTTCTTTCCTCAGAATATCAGCAGCAACTTCTTTTACCTGCTCTGAAATTAAGGAGGCTAATCGCTCTTCTTCATCACGATAGCCTGATACTGGAGATGGTTTAGATATAGCTTCGGTAACTATCTGAACTAATTCAGCATTCAGTGAGCGGCCATTCGATTTAGCTCGCTGTTTCAGCTTTTCCTTTAATTCGTAAGGTAGCCGCAGATTAAATTGCGGGTCATCTCTTCCCATTTCTGATGCCTCACTTTTGTAAGTGGATCGGCATCATATGATCTACTGGTTATATCCACAATAAGACCACTGTGGTCTCAATGACGCATTGCCGTAGCTACGCTGCGACGATTACTTGCATCTGGAGCACATTAAATGACAGATATTACAGCCAATGTTGTAGTGAGTATGCCTTCGCAACTCTTCACTATGGCGCGTTCTTTTAAAGCCGTAGCCAATGGAAAAATTTATATCGGTAAAATTGACGAGGACCCGGTAAATCCTGAAAACCAGATTCAGGTTTATGTAGAGAATGAAGACGGTTCTCACGTTCCTGTATCGCAACCAATCATCATTAACGCTGCTGGTTATCCTGTATATAACGGACAGATTTCCAAGTTCGTAACCGTGCAAGGCCATTCTATGGCTGTTTATGATGCGTATGGGACGCAACAATTTTACTACCCAAACATTCTGAAATATAACCCTGACCAATTAGAGTTGAGATTAATTGGATCGGATGGTTTTAAATACATAGGGAGATGCAAGAATATTAATGATTTACGTATGATAGAACCAACAATTGAAAGTCAATTAATAAATGTTATTGAGCATAGTGATGGTGTTGGTATCGGTGGCGGTTTTTTTGAGTATGATTCAATAGATAATACTTCAGCAGATGATGATGGAATGATAATTGTGACACCTAGTGGTAAGCGTTGGAAAAGGATATGCAATAAAGTGTATGCTGATTATTACGGAATTGTTCCAGATGGAGTAACGGATTATAATGATAAATTGAACAAAGCACTGCAAGCAGCAAAAATGGCAACGGTGAAAGAGCTTATTCTTTCTGAAGGTACTTACTGTATTAGCTCTGCACTTAAAATACCATCTTATGTTAGGTTACGTGGTGCAGGAAAACTGAAAACTACAATCCTTGCAATGCCATTGATGCCGATAACTGAAAACTGTATTCAGAACGAGCTTTACGAGTACAAGGTGTTCAGGACAAACTACGATACTTCTATCCACATAGAAGACTTATGTGTAGATGCTAACAATCGAGCAAGAAACCCGTCAGAAACATGGATGGATGCCACACAGGGGACTACTATTTTATTTTCTACTGTCAGCCACAGTTCCATCAAAAACGTTTACTGTAAGCGTGGTTTGCAGCATGGTATAGATATTTGTGCTGGGTATTATTTCGATGATGGGAATATTGATAATAATGCAGTTGGCGGTAGCTATGACATTGTTGTTGAAGACACTTTTGTTCAAAACAGTCAACTTGACGATCTCATTACAACGCATAATAGTAGTGATATTGTAATTAACCGCTGCCGAGTATGGAACGATGACCCATCTCAAGTATGGAATGATAACCAACACGGAATTGAAATTGATGAAGGAAGTTATAACGTCACAGTAATGGATTGTTATGCTGAAAATGTTATCACTGGATTTCAACAAAAAGGCCATGCCACTACAATGCCTGCAAGAAGTGTCCGATTCATTCGCTGTTATGCAAAAGATTGTGTTTACAGTTTCCAAATTGAACACCGTAATTCACAGAACATTCCGTCAGGCCAGCACATGCAAGCTAGAAATAGTGTAATTGAGGATTGCACCTCAGATAATGCAAATAATTCTAAATATACGTCGTTACACGCACGTGTAGTTTACGTTCTAGGTTTCTTTGGGGTGTATGTAAGGAATCTTCGTGTTATTGGTGGTGGTGGTAATATATATTTAACTGGTGGTGCTAAATATCTAAACTTTGATGGTATTCAATGGACTGGTGGATATAGTGGGGCATCCAATACCGCATCAGAAGGTTTAATCCACATAGAAACTGGTGCTGCCGTAGATGACTATTGCATAAGAGATTTTATATGTGAGGATACAGTAACCGTACCACTTATCCGCGACCTTACAGATACAATTGTTCAACGAAATATAAGCAACATTCGAGGATATGGCGGAGATGCAACTATACCAATGATCGCTATCGCACCGTTACTTAGTGATAACATCGCTAACATATCAAATGCCGGAGCATGGGCTTGTGCCTTACGTGACATGGCTAGATCGGCAGGACAAGGCGATTATGCTCAAAGCGTATCCTTCCAGAATGGCTTCATTTTTATTTCAGGTAATGGCACACCAAATGGGATTATAGCAGGAAAACCTGGCGCGGTGTATGTTAACACAGCGAGTGGATTTCAGTATCTTTGCACGGCTATCGGCAAAAATAACTGGGTTCCTATTACAACCGGAGTTTGATGGGAAAAAAACGGGACACGCAAAGCTTTTCAATTGCTTGCAAGGCATTGCGTGTTTCAACAGTGTAAAAGCGGATCATCCAACCTTCTCATCAAGCCAGTCCGCCCAAAATTGCATCATTTCTCTGCGGGTAGCCAGATATGCAGCATGGTTGTAAACTGAGCGCGTCCCGCCGCTTACGTGTGCCAGCTGCATCTCTATTGCGTCGCTGTTCCAGTGCTTCTCGTTGAGTACCGTGCTGAATTGATGTCTGAAACCGTGTCCGCATGTCTGCCCTTCATATCCTATGCCGCGGATTACACCAAGGACGGCATTTTCGCTGATTGGCTTCTTCCTGTCATTCCTTCCCGGGAAGCAAAGTTCGTACTGTCCGGTGATTTGTTGCAGGAATTTGAAAAGCGCTGTAACTTGCTCTGACATTGGAACGACATGCAGTTTTCTTCCTTTCATGACTTCAGGGTCAACGGTGATCAGCCTGTTTTCAAAGTCAATTCCTGACCATACCAACGAACGTAACTCCACTGTTCGCATTGCTGTATAGTGAAGAACTTGAGCAGCAATCTTACCTATAACCCAGCCTCCATACCCATTCAGCGCCCTCTGGAATTCGTGAATGCGATGCATAGGTAGGAAAGGGTAGTTGTTTTTTCTGTAACCCTTCATTGCCCCAACAAGGTCTGGAGCCGGATTATATTTAGCTCTTCCAGTTACTATTGCGTAGCTGAAAACCTCGCCACACCTGCGACGAGCCTTATCAGCCCGTTCCATCGCCCCTCTGTCCTCAAATAGCCTGATCACCTTCAGTAGCATCATCGGCTCCACCTCTTCCATTCTCAGATGTCCGATGAGCGGCAATATATCGTCAGTGAACATGTTCATCATTTCGTCAGCATATCCTTTCGACCATACCTTCGATTTATGAGCATGCCACTCCCTGAAGATATCACCGAACGAATCAGCTACTTCTTCCTTTTCCTTCTTCTTTATAGCCTGTTTCTGTTCTGATGGGTCCACGCCAGCAAGCAGCTTCATTTTCGCGTCAGACTGTTTTGCCCTGGCTTCGGTAAGGGAGATTTGCGGATAGGGACCGATGACCAGCGTCTTTTCCTTTCCTTCGAACCGGTAGCGCAT